GTGGTTTACTGGAGGATGTAGAAGCAGAGATCAAGGGTATGAGAAATAATGCCGTTAACATAGAATTTTTAAAAAAAAGAACTGAGAAGTTAACCGAAGACGTAGAGAAAATAATTAGAAACGGAAACGGTCATCAATGATAGAGACTGTATTTGCACTAATTTTAACATTAAATGGTTCTATGATAGAGCACACATATAAAAGTTCGTTAAGCGATTGTTTGAAATCCAAACGCCTGGCTCAGAACGAGGTAAACCCAGAAAGAGTAGTGTTTACTTGCAAAAAAGTAAAGGCTAAAACAGAAATATACATGGATCGGAAGAAGATTTTAAGTATAATAAAATAATGAGACTAAGTAAACATTTTACATTAGAAGAGATGACTAAGTCTATGACGGCTGCTCGTAAGGGCATCGACAATACACCAGGGTCAGGTGAGATACATAATCTTACTGAAGTTTGTTATAATATATTAGAACCACTTCGAGCTAAATTTGATAAACCAGTTACAATCACATCAGGATATCGATCCGAAGCGCTTTGCGAAGCCATAGGATCAAAAAAAACGTCGCAACATGCGAAGGGCCAGGCGGTAGACCTAGAAATTATGTCTGTTCCTAATATTAAATTAGCTTATTGGATAGAAGCTAACTGTGATTTTGATCAATTAATTCTTGAATACTACAAACCAAACGACGGCCAAGCTGGCTGGGTGCACGTTTCATATAATGAAAAAGGTGCAAATAGAAAACAAGTGCTGACTTTTGACGGAAAGAAATACGAGAACGGACTTCCGGAGATGAAATGGAAAGACGGACAAGTCGTAGAGTAATGACTAATTTTACTAAATTTTTTACAACAGAATTAGTGTCGGGAGATTGTCCACATTGTGTTACTAAAGTTATGCTTGTAAAAATTTATGACAACATTTACAGATGTGTTAATTGTGGAGAAGATACAGAACAAAAAGTAAATGGTGTTATTAAATATATGAAAGTAAACAAAGACACAGAAATGGCAATTAGAGAATTTACAGATGGCTAAAAAGAAACCACTCTTTGGAGTAAATAATTATCACAAACGTACACCAAAAAAGCGTCCAGGTAAGCACGCTAAAAAATATTCTAAACGCAAACCTCATCGTAAGAAGTATCGGGGCCAGGGACGTTAATGAAACCCATAATGATCACCTTGTTATATTTAACCTTTGGTGGGGACATCAAGACGAATACGTTTGAGATACATGATAGTTGCAGTAGTTGGTTTAATACTAATGTGGTGGTTCATGAAAAGAAAAAGAAAACCTTTATGTCAAATCATTACTATCATACTTATAAAGGTAAAAAAGTTATTGGCTATATTTGTGGGGGTGATGAGCCTCAATAATTAAATAGAACCCACAGCTTTACATTCAAACTTAATTGTAATCCTATCTCTGTTAACCACTTCTTCTCCTATTTGTCGTGTCATACCCACTGCATTAAGATAACCTGCAGTTGCACAGTCAAAATGGGTCGGATACTCATTTACTGGCATTCTCTCCATACAAGACATATGGACCGCTGAACACACCTGCATTATTAGTAAAAATTTCATTTGACACTCTGTTGTTAATTTAATAGGATATCCTATATATCAATAAAAGAAAGGATATACTATATGACTGATTTTTCAAAGTACAATAATGTATCAGTAAAAAAAGACACATATTCTAAAATGGATGCGATTAGAAAAGTAATTATCGAAGGCGACCCCGAAGTTTCTTTTTCTCAGGTCGTAACTATTTTAGTTAACAAAGAGTATCAGAGGTTAAATGGCAAGATCAAAAAACGGTAAAATGTTTTCTGGAACTGAGTTTGTAGAGCATAAACCTACTCCAGAACTCGTAATGTGGAAATCTGTAGTGTCGTTAGCTGCGAGTGATGCTGTAAAAACTATCAACAATAGACCAACTTATTCAAATTGGACAGACAACGACATTGATAGAGCTAGAAACTGGTTTACAGCACCAAGTCAAGATTTTGCCTTAGTCTGTCATTTGGCAGGTTACAACCATCTTTACATCAAGCGTAAGATGGAAAGAGTAATAAGGAAGTTAAAGGAAGATGAGCGAAGATAAAAACATTTGTCCTGATTGTATGGGTAATGGTTATCGAAGGATTTGGAAAGATCAACACGAGAAAGAAAAAATAACTATACAATGTAAGAGATGTGATTCATCAGGTGAGTTACCCGAAGAAGTTATAAGATACGAGGAACATGACGAAGCTGAGTACGAAGCACATCTTAAGAAATTTTTCAAAGGAAGGTTACAATGAAAACAATAGCGATAATAATCATAGCACTTGCTATGACTTCATGCACAAAATACAAGTTTCATTTTGGTAAAGCATGTACACCAGACAATCAAGAGTGGTCTTATGTTTGGTTTATAGAAAAAGATGGAACAGTTAATGTTAGTAAGGAGAACTGTACCGTATGATAATGACACAAAAAGATTGTGAAGAGTGGGCAGCGATGATTGCTCAGATGGAAGATGATCCAAGTTATCATCCAACATATAACAAGAAAGGAGTAAGAGTGAGCAAGGACCGAGGACCAAACGATCTAGAACAAGTCATAGAAACATTAAAATTTAGAAATGATAAGCTTCATCAACACAATGAGAAGTTAACAAATGAAATTTTAGATGTAAGAGCAAAGAATAAAAAACTAGAAAGTTTATTGATGCAACAGTACAGAGATAAAGGGGTACTGTGAAAATCAAAAGATTAATAGTTAGATTAAGAATGTGGTACGCAGACATACGTGGACACCACGGTAAGAAATGGAACTATGAACCCGGTGAGTGGTACATGGGTAGACATAAAAAAAGAAAGGGAAAGAATGACTAGGAAATTATATAGAGTTGAAACAATATTAAGAAACAACATTAGAATGTTAATGCGAATGTATAAAATAAATCAAACCAATTTTTGTAAATTAGCTGAAGTTGATATTCCAAACTTTAATTCTTTTTTAAACAAAAAACGGGGACTATCTATGAAAAACTTAGAAAAAATAGCCAGTTTGATTAGATTAAAACCTGAGAAACTTTATAACCCGTATTTAATTCAAGACCCTAAAATTAAGAGGAAACACAGTTTAGTTATATGATTAAAAAATATAAAGAAAAATTTGAGTTTTGGTCTTTGTATTACAGAACTGAAATCATATGGTTTGTGGTTGGTTTTGTAGTGGGAGCAATAATATTATGAAAACAATACCTGATGCGATTGAGGACATTAGAATCATTCTAAAGAGGATAAAGGATGTTTATTATAAATTCTTTGAACACTTTGGAAGTAAGATGAATGTCTACGGTTGGAATGGTAGATGGAAAAACAGAAAGAAAGGAACGGGATATCGTGATTAAAGGAGACTCAAGTGAATACGATCTATTAGAAAAGTGGAGTAGTTTAAATTGTGATGGTTATAAGACTGTAGAGATAGGAGTTAGAGAAGGACTAGGATCTAAGATCATCATGGATAACGCTGAGAACTACATGATGCATATCGGTATAGATCCTTATGCTAATTTAAAATATCAACACTACGACAGCGCTGAACCTGCTCAATATGATTATACAGATGATATGCGTGATAGAATGATAAAAGACTTTGAAATTTACAAAGGTAAATTTAAGTTTTGTAATATGACAGATAAAAGATTTATGGTTGATAATCCTGGGTATGGTGTTGAGTATGCTTTGGTTCACTTTGATGGACCTCACATGACCAAGGATGTATTGACTGAAGCTGTCTTCTTTGCTGAACGATGTGCACCTTTTGCTAGATTCATCTTTGATGATTATCCGAAATATAATATGCAGCTCATTAGTGATTGCTTAAAGCCTTTTGGATTTAGCGTCATGGAACAAGGAAAGAATAAAATATGTCTAGAACGATCGAAGTAGATAAGTTTCAAAAATATTGGATCTATGATAAACCTTATGGTCATGACATAGTGATATGGTCGGATAATGGTAAGACAACAATTCAATGTAAATGGGCCCCAGAGGTTAGAAAAAGGGGACCAAACGGGAGAGTGGTTAATGCCATACAAAGATCCGAAACACCCGAATAGGGCTATATCTGATTGGAAGTATAGAAACACTGAAAGAGGATTTGTAATGAAAGTTATTACTGCTAAGTTTAGACCAAGCTCCACAAAGTGGAGACCGACTATTGATAAAAAAGAAATGTGGAGATCTTACATGAACCATATCGCAGATATGAAAAAGAAATATCCTTCGACTACGGGTAGGCTTTGTAAATATTGTGAGAGACCTTTTACATGGAAATCTAAAATGGGTACCCGTGGTTCGGGATATCAAGGACGTGGATCTCAGATTAGAACTAATCTGTCTCTCGATAGATGGGATCCTCGAGTAACTTATGAAACTCCTAACTTAGTTTGGTGTTGCGTTGGTTGTAATGATAGGAAGAGAGATAGCACTCCCGATGATTGGGATAACTTTAAACGAATAGGAGAAGAAGATGTCAGCTAAATGGACCTGGAACAAATGCTTTCCATATCCTAAGAGTAAACGAGAAGTACTCAAGGGCCTACGTCATTACGACGTGGTGGATGAATTATTACCTAGTGTTACGACGATATTGTCGGATACTAAATCTGAAGAGAAGATGAAGAAATTAGCCGAGTGGCGTGAACGAGTAGGACAGGATGAAGCCACGAGGATCACGGACCAAAGTGGACAGCGTGGAACGATCATGCACAACTACCTAGAAGGGTATCTAAAGGGTCAAAATAGACTAGATCTAAGCCCCGTAGGCGTCGTTGCAGGGGGTATGGCGACAAAAGTCATGGAAGATGGTGTATTTGATAAGCTGACCGAAATATGGGGCTCTGAGGTCGTTGTATTCTACCCTGGATTATACGCCGGTCAAACAGATGTGGTTGGTATTTATGAAGGTGAGCAATCTATTGTTGACTTCAAACAATCTAACAAACCAAAGAAGAGAGAATGGATTGATGATTACTTCATGCAATCAGCAGCATACGCCATGGCACACAATCAAATTTATGGCACAAACATTAGCAAAGGTGTAATATTGGTATGTACTCCTGACCTATATTTCCAAAGATTTATTGTTGAGGGTGCTGAGTTTCAAGATTATGCGAAGCAGTGGCTAGCAAAAGTGGCAACATTTTATGCAAAGAGGCAAGAAAAAGGCATGCAAAATCCAAAAGCTATAGGTTTATTTCAAGGTAAATAGAAAAAATTTTTTATGTCGACCCAAAATATCTGCTACAATGCTACAATTTACTAAAAGTGTTGTATACCAACAAAAATAGTACTGTTTTTTGTAACAAAGTGCTGTTACAATGGTGCTACAGCTGCTACAAACCCCGACGCGCGCAGGGGAAAAAGAGTTTTGAAAAAAGTCGCCTAGTGAAAAAAGTCTATGGATGGTATATGAAGTCATGAGAAGAAATAAGAAATCAAAATATAAATATGCGACTATTAATAAAAAGCGTTATTATTTTTATACTGTCCGTTGGGTCGACATTTGCGGAGACTCCGGACACGCCACCAAAGAAGAGTTCGACAAATTTGAACCTGCTTATATGGTTAGTCATGCCTATGTGTATAAGCGAACAAGTAAATATCTGTACACCTTTTCGAGCTATGATGAAAAAGAGGAAGTCTTCTCAGACAGGAACATCTTCCCAATCGGATGCATTGTTAAATTAGAAAAAATATTAGTTTGATTCTTCGGCCTCAATAACTTTACCATCAAAGATTTTACCATATCGTTTGAGTGATTTGATAACCTTCTTGTCTAGTTCTTCCTCACTTAAATCAGATACATTTTTGTGTAGGTGCATACTTCTATCAATGTATAAACCACCTGCTTTTCCACGGGCAACTTCAGCGTTGGTAGCTGCTGTCCAAGCCTTATTTTGTCTAGACTCATCTCGTAATTGACCTAACTCTTTCAAGTGAGTTTCGTAAGTTATCTCATATTTCTTTTGAAGCTCAGATCTTAGTTCACCTATGTATTGAGATACTAAAGGATATTTATCCGGGTTCTGTAATCTACTAGCATGCATGTAAGCTGAGTCCTCTGCGTAGCCAGCTTTCTTAGCGCAATCCGTAGCAGTCATTCTGCCCTCATTGTGTACTAATAATTGGGCAAATTTTATCTGCTGTTCTGTCAATCTTTTTGGTACTCCTGCCATATCTTGCATTATAATTTTTATTCGGTATATTGCAATACATGTTAAGTGGAAAGTTACTAAGACAGATATTAGATAAAATGCTCACCAATTCGTCTGTAGCCCAAGAAGCTAGAGTTCAAATTGTAGATCCGAAGGGTAGATTTTATGACGTTACACAGATCCGTTTGGCTGAAAACAAGCTGATTGGAGTCAGAGAATCACATAGAATTATAATGACTATAGCTGAGGAGAAGGGCTGGAAAATGGGCAAGGTTGTTAAACTAAAAGACTAACAACTTATCCTGAATAGATGCATAAAAATGAAACAAAATTTTGGCATCAAATTAAAAATGCGGGGTGGAAAATTTCGTTTACTCGTATTGAAAATAGCGCCTCTCATGGTACTCCAGACTTGTTATGCCAGAACGAAAACCATGTATTTTTTACTATCGAATTAAAGCTAAGTTTGGATAAGAAGATAAGGTTCTCCCCACATCAAATTTCATACCATGTACGACATCCTGAGAATACATTTATCTTGCTAAAGACCCTCGGTCCTTTAGCCATAAAACTTTATGAGGGGAAGGATATCCTTGAGCTTGTGGCCAAGGGCCATGGACAAGTTAAGCATGTGGCTTGTGGACTTGAGGCCTGCGGCTTGTAAGAACCATTCATCGCTGCCCTTTTCTATGGCCTCCTCAATGCTTGACGCTTCGACCTCAGTCCACCACTCAATAGAAACTAAATATTTTTTATTAGCAGCCATACATCTCCTCGCAATAATCGTCTAGCCCTAAGTTGTCAGTGAATGGCTCAAGCACCTTGTCACCGCCCCAATAGCCTTCGACGTATTTCGTATCCAGGTTTACCCATACCGTTGGGCCACCACCTGCTACCAGCAGCTCCGCGCCCAGGTAACGCTTCTCCCGGTCCACGATGTAACGTATGTCGTATACGTCCTCCATCCATGCGCTGGCATCCTTGTGCCTTCCTTTTCCAGGTTCACCTGCTGATATCTCTTCTGCAATGTTCTTGCACATCCTGCGAAGTTGCTCTTCGCAGGTTTCTCTCTTCTTCTCTCCTTTAATCAAGGGTGCTTGTAATGTCATTTTTTCTTCCTCGGTTTAAGGTCTTCTTTTACTAAAGCAATAAGTTCTTCTAATGCTTTAGCAATTCTTTCTAGTGTTTTGTTGTTCATATCTTTCTCCTTTGTTGCTTCACTGTAGGATATTCGAGGATCATTGTCAAGCGAATAAAATTTTTTTTCTGGGATAAGTGCTTGTGGGCGGGACCCACCCTTATTTTTTTTTTTAGCTTGACGCTTGGCTTTCTCCGGCGGCGTCAAGTTCTCGCTGCCCCCTATCGATTTTACATGAGCCAAGGCAGCTTGTGGTCAAGCCCGTCATCCCGAAGGACGATTAACTATGGTACTTGACCCCAGATCCATTGATTATACTAACGCCACGTCTGGCCCAATGGATCAGGGGTCAAGGGTCAAAGGTGAGGGTGGAAAACTACCCATACCATCTCACCTATACGCTAGTTTCACGCTTGACCCCAGATCCCTGCTCAAAGCATGCAGGATTTTAATTGGATCCACGCAGGGATCAGGGGTCAAGTTTTATTCTACTGTTGCCATTGACCACAACCCAAAAAACACGGCCAAAGCTAATACAATTAATAATAACATATCAAGTATAAAAATATAATATATAAGCTCCCGCTAAAAACATAATTATAAAGTCAATCAATTCCATTATCATTCTGAAATATGTTAGCGGACACTGAAACAATCTCAGCATTTGCAGTTATATAAACATCTCGGTTTCCACTTCGGTCTCTATCCTTAAACGTCATATAAAGCTTTCCCGTTTTTTTGTTTCTTTCAATTTTTGATTTATCGTCCCATTGTCCTTTTATCGTGAGCCGTTGACCTTGCATATTTTCTTGCCCATTAATATGCTCAGGTGTCCATGTTGCGATGAACTTATCTCCTTTATTTAGTTTCATATTACTCCTTTCTGTTTTCTATTATTAATTATTTTTATTATAGTTTTATAATCATAGACTTTATTTTTATATTCAAAATCTAATGGGTAAGCCCTAAATGTTTTTAAATGGTCTATTACAAATTTGATTAATTCTTTTTTCATTAACTTGGTTGATGAAAATTATCTTCATCTTCATCTTCTTCTCCTTCTTTCAAAAGATCTTCTAATTGTTTTATAACTTTGGGGTCATCTAACTTATCCCAATTTATAGCTTTAGAAAATCCGAATGGGTCTATGTATTTTTTTTTCATATTTTTACCTTTCTATCCTTGACATTACATTAATTTAATATATTGTCAACCCATGAAAGGAGAAATATATATGATTGGAAATCAAGTAAAATTCGTGGTTCTAAAAATTCAAGAAGAGAATTACCCGTCAATAAAACAATATAGGGTCAGTGTTGATGTTGTTGGTACGTTTGACAATTTAGAGGACGCGAAAAAATGCAAGGACGCAAAGGACGTTTTAAATAGTATTGCAGAAAAAGAAGAACATAAATTTGAACAGTTTAGAGTACAACAAATTTTTTTCAAGTCCTTTGTCCAAGCTGATAAAAAATCAGCTTAACTTGTAAAAACAATCTTGCTGTTGCAGAAATGCAACAGCAAGTGTTGCAAAAACATCACGACCATTTTGGGTCGGAGAGAAGAGCATGTGGGCGGGACCCACCCTAAAAAAAAGAAAAAAGAAAAACTCAAAATGAACATATATTAATTGACTTTTAAATACTTTCCTATAATATCCTATACATGAACAAAGGAGAAAAAATGAACATGAAAAAAACAGAAGAAAGAAATAATAGATTCAATGGTGAATCTATTATGCTAACAAAAGAAGAAGCAGAAAAGTACGACGCAATAATTAATAATGAGTATGCCGCAACCATGGAAGATAAAGACCGAGACGATGTCGGCATATCTTCGTTTTGGGATTTAGTAAGACGGGACTTAGATTGGTTTCGTAAACACAATGCCAAAGCTTACATGGTATTACTGGACTAGAGCCGTGAACCATCCGACCTGGAGGCTTACCAGGTAGAGAAGCCGGGATGGTTCGCGGGTCAAGGATATTATAGGATAAGTCAATAGACTAGGCGACCATTTTGGGTCGCCTTTTCTAGAGAAGAGCATGTGGGCGGGTCCCACCCTTATAGAGGTCCCAATAGGAATTATTACTGCCGTCATTGCTTTACAAAAAAATCGAAAGGGGTGTCGTGTAGTAGGGGTCCCAGACCTACCCTATATAGTTTGATTTGGATAGTTATTCCTGTATATTAGTTTATACCCATATTAAACATATGCTAACTATAGAAGATATTAATAAAATTAAAGATCCTATCAAACGCAGAAAGTTAAAAGAAGATCTAGTCAACGCAGATGAGGCTGCTGATAGAAAAGAAGCTCACGATGACTTCTTATATTTTGTAAAACAAATGTGGCCTGAATTTATAGAGGGGTCCCACCACGCACGTATTGCAGAAAAATTTAATAAATTAGCCACGGGTGAAATAACAAGATTAATTATTAACATGCCCCCTAGGCATACCAAATCAGAATTTGCGTCTTATTTTTTGCCTGCATGGATGATCGGTAAAAATTCTAAGTTAAAGATTATTCAAGCAACTCACACAGCAGAACTTGCAATTAGTTTTGGGCGTAAGACAAAAAACTTGATCGACTCAGAAAATTATCAAAAAATTTTTTCTACAAGATTACAAGAAGACTCTAAAGCTGCAGGACGTTGGAATACTTCTAAACAAGGCGAATACTTTGCTGTCGGTGTTAAAGGTGCTGTAACAGGTCGTGGTGCTGATTTATTAATTATTGATGATCCACATTCAGAGCAAGATGGAGCAAGCAACAAGACCACTGCTTTTGATACAGCTTACGAGTGGTATACATCAGGCCCAAGACAACGTTTACAACCAGGTGGTCGTATTGTTGTAGTAATGACAAGATGGTCTACAAAAGATTTAACTGCAAAATTAATAAATGCACAAGCAGATGAAAATGCAGACAAGTGGGAGATTATAGAATTTCCAGCTATCTTACCTAATGGAAAACCATGTTGGCCAGAGTATTGGAAGATTGAAGATTTTGAAGCTGTGAAAGCTTCTGCTGGTGTAAATAAATTTAATGCACAGTATCAACAAAATCCTGTATCAGAAGAAGGAGCCATTATAAAACGTGAATGGTGGAGAGACTGGGAGCACGATGAGTTACCCAAAGTTTATCATTGTATACAATCTTATGACACAGCTTTTCTTAAAAAAGAAACAGCCGACTATTCTGCAATAACTACATGGGGTGTATTCAGAGAAAATGAAGATTCACAAGAATGTTTAATACTCCTTGATTCGTGGAAAGGTCGAGTGGAGTTTCCAGAACTAAGGCGCGTGGCCAAAGAACAATATGACTATTGGAAACCTGAAACAGTTATCGTGGAAGCTAAAGCATCAGGTCTGCCACTGACACATGAATTAAGGAACATGGACATACCTGTAGTCAATTTCACTCCAAGTAAAGGTCAAGATAAACACGCAAGAATAAATGCTGTGGCTCCATTATTTGAGTCAGGTAAAATATATGCACCTCTTGATCGAGAGTATGCAGAGGAAATGGTAGAAGAAGCAGCTGCATTTCCACATGGTGAAAACGATGACTTAGTGGATTCTATGACTCAAGCTTTATTAAGATATAGACAAGGCGGATTAATAACCCACCCCGAAGATGTAATAGATCCCCCTTTACCTAGAGGAAAAAAGAGTTATTATTGGTAAATGAAAAATCCTACCCTTGTAAAAAATATGAAGCACGTTAAATGGAAAGAGATACCACCGTTATCTGGCCCTGATCCACGAGGCTTGATTAATGAAACAAAACAAGGTAAACCAGAAAGATTGGAGAATATAAATGGCAGATATAGACAAATCACTTCCAAACGAAGTAAATAAAACTATTGAAATTGAAGGACCTGAAAAAGAGGTCGAGATCACAGAAGAAATTCAAGAATCCATTCCAAGTCAAGGCGACACGGAAATTACACCTACAGATGACGGAGGTGTAGAAATTAACTTTGAACCAGGAGCTTTTAGTCAACCCCAGGGAGAAGGTCACTTTGACAATCTCGCTGAGTTACTACCGGAGGAAATATTAGGTCCTCTTGGTTCAA